ACGAATAGAAACTTGTCCAGACATTGTGATTGCTTCAGCATTTGCTAGTTTATAATACCTGAAATACTGGTTTCCAATAGCACCATAAGCACTATTAAGAGAAATCTTTTTTGCCATTTGGATGTTGTTGCATCTTGAAATTTCTCTTTCCAATTCTTTCGTCTTGGTCTTTTCGTATTGTTGTTTTGCCTCCAACATCTTTTTCTTGAAGATTACACGGTCATTATACATTTTTTCCATTAGTTCTGGAAGAAACCCACGAACGTCCTTACGATACATCGCACCATTTGGGCATATCGCATAGTCTTTATATTCTGAAAAGTCCAATTCTTTGTTTAGAATCTTATCAACAGTTACAGATGGATGCCTTTGTTCCATCAAAGTTTCAGGGCTTATGTTGAATTCCATCATCAAATGTGGATATAGGCTATTCAAGTCAAAAGAGACAACCCAATCATACTTTCCAGGTTTTGGTTCTTTAACATATGCCCCCGCAAATTTATCACTTTTCTCTGAACGGTCTTTAGGAGGAATAACAATATTCCTTTTCTTTAAATAATTATAAATGATTGCATCCCAAGTTCTCACTTGAAAGAACACATCATTAAAATTTATTTTTGCATCATATGCCATTGTAAAACATAGTTCGATAAGTTTCATCTTGTCTTCCAATTGGTCTACAAGTTCTACGTCTCGAATATTATAATCAATAAACTTCTGCCAATCTTTTGTATAAAAATCTTTAAAGGTCTCAAACTCGGAGTGGTCTAATTTCTTTTGACCTAGTTCCACATTTGCAATATGGTCTAGACGATAAGATTCCTGTGCCTTATAAGTAAATTTCTTATAAAGGTCAAGATAATCAATCACAGAAACTCCAGCAACTTCATAAGAGATTTGTTCTCTTCCTTTAATTACAAGTTCTTTTCTGCGAATATTTCCCCAAGGAGAAAGACGACGTGCTTCTTTCTCACCGAGAATTCTATCAATTCTTCCAGCAATATAAGGAATATCATACAATTCACAGTTCCAACCTGTAATCACATCAGGAGTTTCTCTTTCCCAAAATGCAAGAAAGTGTTGAATCAAATCAATTTCATCCCTACATTCAACATACACAACGTCCTTACGAGTATTAATGTAAGGACGAGAAGCAAAACAAATGATATGTTTTGTTGCGTAATTTTGTAATGTGATTGCTAAAAGTTCTTCTGCACAATCAAATACATTTGGAAATCCATTCTCCGATGCAACCTCAATGTCGATTGTTACAAGACGAATCTTTTTGATATCAAACTTAATTTCGTCTTCTGGATATGTTTCAGAAATATATTGTGCTTTGTAATTATCATTACCATAAACAGTAAATCCTTCTACATTTTCATATTTCTTTAAAAATTCCTTACAATCAGAAATCTTTCCAGGTTGAATTGGTTCAACACTCAACCCATCAAGAGTTTTATACTTACTTTGTTTTTTAGAAGTCACATAAAGAGTTGGTTGAAACTCTTCCTCTGACTGAAAATACCTACCGTCTTCATAACCACGAACCAACATTTTATTAAATTTTTCATAGACGTTGGTATAAAATCTCATTTTGTAAGTTTCAAATATTGATTGAGTAGTTCTTTTGTTGGTTCCACAAGTGATAAAATCTTATCAGAACTTATCATAATTTCAGTATCCTTTGTAAGTTTACTTAACCAAGGAATCATACTTCCATCATCCATAATAAGATATGGTTTTACAAGATTGCAATCTGGTTGTCCAATGTCTGCTAAAACTTCTTCTACTGTACTAATCAACAATAACCGATTCATTAAGATTAGAACTTGTATTGTCGGTTCCTCCACTTGTTCGTCCATCGGCAGAGTCATTTCTTCTTCCATTTGTTTTTTCCTCGTAAGATTTTTTAACCATTTCTACTGGTTCTACAATTGAAACCACCCAATCCGTATTTACTGGAATATCTTTATCGAAAGATAAAGGCATCCAAGGATAGAAAGAAACTTTATATTCTCTTTCTGGTGCTGTTTCAATTTCTTCCATCAAAACCTGTGGTGTAATTAGTTTAACTACATAAGGATTTGAAAATAGAAAAGAAATAACTTTTTGATCTTCTGCTATAATCTCTTTAATATCAGCAATTACTTCTTCTCCTGATTTGAGAAGAGCAAGTTTAATTGTCATAATTTTCTTCATACCTCTTGTCATTTTAACATAAAAAAAAGAGAGTGTCAAACTGGATTTGGCCAGTCACTCTCCTTTGCGGCAACAATATTCAAATATATTTAGGTTCCACCAGAATCACCAGATGCACCTCCAGAACCACTATCAGTATTCAAAGCACAAACTTTCTTTTTTGGTGCCATTTTATAATCAACTGTTTTACCATAGCATTTTTTTGGTTGGTTTCCCATTTTTACATCTGTTCCAAAATCACCCTTCATTTCCCGAATTGTTTTCATGAACTTCTGAAACGATTTCATATACTTTCTTTTTCTGATGGTCTGGAATAACTCTATTTAGTTTAATAGTAAGTAATCCATCAACATAAGAAACATCACCAACAACCACATCATCCGATAAAGTCCAGGTGCGAGTAAATGCCCTCTTTGCTAATCCCTGATGTAAATATTCATCACAAGTATCACCAGTTTTCTTTGCTTCTACAAAGAGTTTGTTCCATTCTGTAGTAACTTCAATATCTTCTCGTTTATAACCAGCAAGTGCGATTTCTAATCTAAAATCAACACTACTTTCTTTGACTAGATTGTATGGTGGATAGTTAGTATGCGTCTCAAACGCAGTATCAAACCTTTTAAACCACTCATCCATTCCAATACTATTTTTTTGAATTTCTAATAGATACTTTGCAGTTTCTGGTACTGAATAAGTAATTGAACTTGTTCCGAACATGATAGACCTCCTTGAGCGTCTGTAAATTAGTAATGTCCCCGAAGGCAACATCATTAGTATATATGAAAGAACATAAAAAAAGGGAGTTCGGAACTCCCTATAAATTTATTCGGTTTCCTGTGGTTTGGTCTTTTTACCAATATTATATTTGGTCTCAAGAGTCCATTCACCTTTCTCTTTATAAGAAAGAACTTTAATTTGATTTAATGGAGCAATATCTGTAATTTTTTCTGGGTTTACAATTGTAATTAATCCCCAATCTGCAATCAATTGCACAATACGATTACGTCTTTGTACATCATTTACAGTTAGATTTGCATGTTTTCCATCCAAAGCAAATAATTCTTTAAAACTAACAAGGTAATAACGACCTTGTTTGTGAAGAATATGAACACTTTGATATAATTTTTTTTCTTTACGTGAAGCAACACCAATACGAGTGAGTGTTTCACGAACCTTTAGAAAATCATCAGGTTCATTCAAAATCACTTCGACCATTTGGTCTGGTGTCCAATTCACAATAGGTTCTACAACTGCACTCATTTTGTTCCTCCAAGTTCAAATTTAGATCTAATAAAATCGAGTTGTTCTTTTGTAAGAATTTTCAAAGCTTGTTTTGCTTTTTCATTACTATAACCATAGTAAGATTTAACTACTTCAAGGTCTTTGATCTTTTCTTGTTTTAACCAAGGAGAGAATCTCTTCTTTTTCCTGATAATATTTATAAAGAAATCATATTGAAGTTTTTTATCCAATGAGGAATACTTATTCATCTCATTGGCATACATTAAACAATCAATATGACCCGACAAACATCTGTTAATAATATAAGGAGCATACTCCTTTATGGATGAAGATTCTTCATCCATAATATTCTTTTTAGTTTGATTGATAGAATTTAACCAATCCTTCAATTCGTAAGTCATTTAAACGAACATTCACACATAATTTCTGTTAATGCTGCTAGGAGATTAATTTCTTGATCAGCAACGAACGCAATCTGGTATTGGTACTTAGCAATAATAAGAACGGCAGCAGGGATAGTTTGGGGAGAAAGACAACCATAACAGGCGTCATAAACCCTGCGAAGAACGACACCAGAATCGTTATCCAAGTTGGAGACCACCCACTTTCGGACTTCAGGAAAGTTTTTATTTTTGAGATAAGTGATAAGGTCATTTACAGCAACATCAGAAAAAGACGCAAGAACTCCACTATCTATCTCACCACCAACAGAGTATCTCTGACATTCATTAAGTACTCTCCTCCAGTCAGGAAAATGTTTATTGATTAATTCCGCAAGTACTTTCGGATCATATTTGATGCTTTCTTCATCCAAGATGTTTTGTAAACGCTTGAAGAAGGATCCTGCCAACTGGGCTTTTTCTTTTCCTTTGATACTGAACTCGACAACAGCACATCGGGAGTGGAGGGGTTCGATGATTTTGTTTTTGTAGTTACAGGTGAAGATGAACCGACAGTTGTTATAAAATGCCTCAATATTTGCCCGGAGTAAGAGTTGAACATCTGCGGTTGTGTTATCACTCTCATCCACAATGATGACTTTGTGCTTACCAGTTCCTTGAAGTGAGACGGTCGAAGCAAAGTTCTTTGCTTGGTTCCGTACCGTGTCCAGAAATCGTCCTTCGTCAGATCCGTTAATGACATAATAATCTACTCCTAACTCATTACAT